GTTGTTGAAAAACCCGCTTGGCTGGGGAGCATAGAATCCAATGCCATAAAAAAACAACTGCTGGTCAAACCCAGCCTTCAATATTTCCCTAAAGGGATAGTTAAAAAACCGGAAGGTGCTCGCCGAAACAGCGAATAAAAACTATGAGCAGAACCCACTGCATAAAGTAGCCCCGCCTACTTTCTTTCCCTAAAGGGACGGATTAATTAACTCTTAATAAATATATGAAAGAAGATATATACGCTATGGAATTTGCAGAATGGGCTTATAAAAAGTTTAAATTAATGTTGATTATTATATTATTCTCTGTATTAATTTATCTTATGATGTGGCCTGGAGGAGTTACGTTTGTTTATGGAGTTTTGGGAGAAAAATACTACGGAGATACTTGGTATTTTAAATTATTAAGTATTATATTTCCAATATGAATATATTAAAAATACTATGCAGATGGGAGCTTCACAAATGGATATATGTTGGAAGAACCAGTAAATACTATACCCACGAGTGTAAATGGTGTAAAAAAATAATGAGAATAAAAGTATGAATGAAAAAAAGACAATTAGTTCTCTTATATGGGGGCTAATCAACGAAATCGAGGCCAGCAAAAATAACTATGACCCGGTTACTTTATCAGAGAAAATAATAGAGTTGAGTTGCTTATACGCCAATCTTACAGCTCATATTGCAGACAAAGAAAATGCTTATCAACAGTTATTGGGTGCTGAATTGGATAAGGATTTTGAGAAACCTACCAACAAGATTGAAATGATTGCCCGGAGGAGTGATGAATACCGGGACTTAAAAAAAGCCCAGGCACTTGAGAAAGCGACTGTGCAAATAATTAGGGCGTCAAATAAATTTATCAGGATAAAAGAGAATGAGCGTTCAATGAGTGGTTATATGGGCTGAAATTTCCTTCCAGACCGCTGTCCGTATCTATTGAAAAAATAATCTGCATCCCGTTATTTTGTTCGCTTCTGGGGTTTATTGGCAAAATATCCGAAAAAATATAATTTGACAAAATATAAAGTTGTGTTGTTATATAATTTCATAATTTTAGAACTGATATTTTTTATCAGTTTTTTTTGTTACAATTATATTACAAACATATACCAAAAAAATACATTTTTCAATGTGTCAAAAATAATTGTGCCATTTTTTTAGTGTGCAATACTGGCTTAACACAGCCAAAATATAACATTGAAATATTATACTGTTGACAGTTGTAATACAGTGTGCTAGACTACTGGTAACGATAGGCAAGGGATAGAAAAAACGATAAATATAATTTGCGTATATTCTCTATCCCTTGCCCGAACTGCTACATAGTGAAAACTTGCAAGCGGTTCACAAAATAAATTAAAAAATAAACTAGAAAGGCGGTGGGAAATATGACGGAAAAACAAAGGAGGCGGGAGGCTATAATATATCTTCGATTAAATTACCGGATTGAAGATATAACTGAAGAAATAGCCCAAAACGCGGCGGATTATTATAATATTCCCGACAAGTGGTATTCTGTTTATTTGAGAGCCACGAAAAAGGAGAGAATGAAAAAATAATAAACTAAATCAAAAAAATGACAAAACAACAAATGTTAGAGGAGCTTAAAAAGTTAATGATATTATGCGAGGTGCTTAATATCGAGAGACTGGAGGAGTATTTAAAAATTAGCAAATAATAATGAAAACATATAAAACAATAGTAGAAAAAAACAGACTGGAAATATACCACGATAATGACGCAGAAAGCCCGAGAGAATGGGACGGCAATTCGGGATATTTTATCACTGTTGATAGTAAGGCGTATAGCCCCGACAAGCACGAATATTTGGAAAGGATAATCAGGGAAACAGGGGACGAGGCAGAAAACCAAGCCGGTCATATCAAGATGATAAAAAAGGCAGTAGAGGATGAATTGAGCGAGGGTAAGGTATTGGCAATTTATCCAATTACAAAATATGAGCATAGCGGGGTAGTTTATAAATTGGGGAATATTAGCGGTTTTGATTATTCAAATAATGGCTTTTATATCATCACTGATAAAACGCAAAAGGATAGCGGGGTAAAAAAGAAAGATTTTGAAAAAGTAATAAAAGCCGAATTATCCCTATATAATGACTGGATAAGCGGGGAAATATACGGATTTAATTTGTATGATGAAAATGGCGAAGAAGTGGACAGTCGGAGTGGATTTTATGGCATTGAGGATATAAGGGAAGACTTGCCAGAGGAATGGAAAAATGAAGATTTAACAAAATATATTATATAATTATATGGATAAAACACAAGAAATAGCCGAACTACGGCAAAAACTAAAACAGTTATCCGCCAGTCAATACCGCCGTTTCAATGTTTTGCTGAAAGTGGAAGCAATGGAAAAACTAGAAAAGGAAGCCAAAAAGCAAGGATTGAGCAAGGCGAGGACGCTCGGGCGGATGATATTAAATAATTAAATAAATAAAATGCAAAAGGAACTAAAAAAAACTAAAGACCACGCATTTAATAAAGATGTTTATCTATTGGGCAAGGACGCCGACAGCGTAAAATATTGGCTAGAATCGCCAAAATGGGATTGTGGCTGGTATTGGGGTTTTGGGTATGTTGAAACATACAAACAAAACAGACAGCCAAGCAAGGCGCTTGATATTTCAAGCCATAGCCATGCAGACGGAGAATATAAGGGAACGGAAAGCGATAAAAATATTTTTACAGGGGATTTTTTAACTGTAAAAACTTTTAGCGAAAAAGAAGGATGGGAACTAAGGGAATTGATGACAGAGTTTTATTTTTTGAGAGAATCGGCGCAATACTGGAATAGTGGAAATTGCCATATTTCTGGAACAGGTGGAATGATACCAAAAGACGAAGCATTAGCCAAAGAAATAAACAGCGTTATTATTCCCAAAATAACAGCCAGAATAGTGGAAATATTATCGCCAATATTATAATCAATTATATATATGAATAACGAAACTTTCGGAGCATTGAAGAGAATAATTGAAGAAGTTGAAGAGAAAAGAAAAGCAAGATGTATCTGGATTGATTGTGTCGTCAATCATATAATCGGCGGAAATGATATTGACATAATAAAGAAATGGATAAAAGAAGCGGAATAAATAAGACAAACTAGCAAGCTAAAACAGCTTGCTTTTTTATTTGACAAACGGCCTAAAATTTGCTATACTGGACATATGGTTAGGGTGTAAACCTACGGGTGATATAACTAACTAAAAAAAACAAAATGAAAACAAAATTACGGGCAATCGAGCTAAAATGTAGGCTTTTCTACATAGATGCCCGAAAAGAAGCCCTGAAATTGGCTTTTGCGGTGGTTGTAACAGAAGCGGTGATGGTTGGATGCCTACACTATGGCATCAAATGGGGAATATATGACTATTTTAGCCCAAAAACAGTTATAATCAACATAGCAAAACCAGCCGAAGCCAAAGAAATTAAGCCACAAGAGGCTAAAAAAGAAGTCAAAACAGATAAAAGAACAGTTAATGACTTATTGGATATAATCCATGAACACGAAACAAACTCCGGAACAGCCAAAACTGGTTTAGATGTAACTTGCAAGGCTAAGGGATTATCTAATCAATATGGATATAATCCGCCCACTTGTTACAAGGATAATGCAAGTGTAGAAAAGATTGTGACTAATTGGATTATAGACCATAGAGCACAAGGAATGACTGACGAACAGCTTTTGGCTCATTATTCAAATAACGCTTATACAAAATAGGATAGTTTTTAATAGAGGCTGGCGAATAAAATCGCTAGCCTTTTTGATTACAAAAATCCCGCCAGTAATAAAGTATTTATAGGATTATATGGTTATTATTATATAGAGAATAAATATATTATTAATTATCAAATTTTATTAGTCTTTTATATAACAGAATAAAATTATAGAGATATTAAGAAAATAATGACGAAATGTATCAAATATATTAGATTGGATTATTAACGAAATGAATCAAAACAGCAAAAAACCTTGACAGTTAAAAATATCAAGCCATTTTGACGCAATAAAATAGCCTACAAGAGGCGTAAAACAGTTAGGCATACATAGATGTCCAAATAAGGCATACAACACTTAAAATGCAATACAGAGCCAAATATACAGTGTCGCACAATATGTATTATGCGACACTTACACATACATTATGTGCTTTATATAAGCCATAACATATACAGTACATACGCATACATACATACATATACCATATATAGTATGTTATTAAGCATAGCTAGTTAGTTTATTGTGCTTGCTTTGCTTTGTTTAAGCGTTATTTGATAATCATAGGCACATAGGGCAAGGGGGTGTACCATCACCCTCCCACCCCCTCTTCTCTTAAAAATTTAGGGTCCACCCCCTCAATCCTATAGTTTTATTAAAACCCCCTCCCCCCATAAAAATGTAAAAAGACCCCTTTCCCACGCATAAAAAACAAAAAAGGCCTTGACAATAATGTATCAAATGTTATAGTAGGACTATGAAGTGCTATACTTGCCAAAAAGAATTTGAATCAAAGAGAACTGATGCTAAGTTCTGTTCTGCTAGTTGTCGTGTTACGTTTAACCGTAACAAAGTTTCTGTTACGGATAAATCTGTTACGGATAATCCGGTGTCTTCTGTTACGGATAAAGTTAAGATTAATGTCGTTCCCAAGGATGAGTGGAGGAGGGATTATCTGGAAGAGCATGCCAGTTTTTTTTATCGAGAGGTATAAGGAGACCAATGACTGTTCGACCTGTAATTCGATAAGGAAACAATTTGGGTCTGATTTTATGTTTTGTCCACATCATCTACAATTTCCTAAAATATAAAAATATGAATGAAGTAGCTCAGAGAAATAAGGATTATATGTTAAAGAAGTCAGGGAGAGCTAAAAATTCTCCTGGGGGACTAACAAAACTTGAGGAGAGGGACAAGGAATATTTATTGCAAACCCTGGACGCTTTTGAGTCATCAGTTCTTTCTAATATCGACCATAACGCTCCTGGTCTTACTAATAGCATGAGAAAGCCTATTGAAATGGCTACTATCATCATGCAGTATTTCAGATTCTGTATTACCGGGGGAATGGCGATTACTATATCAGGGATAGGGATTTACCTTGGAATGAATAAGACTGAATTCCAGAATAAATGTAACAACCCTGAAAAAGACCCCAATATGGCCTTTCTTCAGAAGTGCGTCTATTTCGTAGAGATGTACATGGAGTACACCGCCCAGAGGAAGCAGAACCCTGCCTTCCAGATTTTCTGGCTAAAGAACAGGGGTTGGGTGGACCGATTAGAGTTGTCAGCCACAACGACTCCCGGAGCGTTATCAGATGAAGAAAGAGATGTAGCGCAAAAGAGAATAGCTAACTTCAGTGAGATAAAGTAATGTTTTTCTTTATTTGCATCCTTGGTAGCTTCCTCGCTGGTTTTATTTGGGGACTCTTTACCAGAAGTTGGTATGATTACTAAATTATTTTCTTACATCTTATCAGTTCTCTTTAATCGTAAAATCGACCGGAGGTGGCCGTTTAATTAAATGAATCTTCTCATCCAAAAACTAAAGGCCGAGTTTTCAGAGATTATTAAGAAGGGTGCTAATCCCGAAGATATTCGGGCTTTTTTCAAACCTAAGGACAACCTGGATGAGTTGACGGTGAAGTGCGTGATGTGGGGTCATTACTTCCTGCCGAAGTACTTCAACAAACCTACCCCGGAGTTTCACTACCAGTTAGTCCGTCTATTCTTTAGGAAAGGCAACGATTACACCGCTTGCCCCAGAGGTTTCGGAAAAACCACCATCAATCAGCTTTGTATCGCCTATTCTTGTGTTAATGGATTAGATGAGTTCATCGTCCTTATTGAAAAGACCTTTACTGAGAGTGCGGAAGTTCTGGAGGCGGTGAGGGAGGAGTTCAAGATGAACGATGAGATTTTAAGAGTTTATGGAGACCTGACCAAGGTGAACGTGAAAGGGAAAGACCAAGATAACATCCGAGATTCCTCAGGAGACTTCTTTGTGAATGGTGTCCGGCTTAGGTCTAAAGGTTACGACACTCCGATTAGAGGTTTGAAATCTCGTCACAGTAGACCTACCAGAGTCCTCTTAGATGACGTAGAGTCTGACGAACACATTGATAACGTGGAACAACGGTCTAAGTATCTCAACAACTACATCAAAGGAATCATCCCGGCGGTGGATAACGACACCGGGGTCATTAAGATGTTCGGGACGATTCTTCACGATGATTCTCTTCTTAACACTCTTATTAGGAACCACAACGGAAAGATTTACCGAGCCTGGGACAAGGACCGGATTCTTCTCTGGCCGACTAACTGGACTGTTGAGAAGCTGGAACAGAAGAGAGAAGAGATGCGTGTCTCCGATAAAGGTGACGCTGGATTTTATCAGGAATATTTTAACGAACCTATCTCCGAAGAAGACCAGATTTTTCGTAGAGAGATGTTTCGATACTTTAATTTTTTGCAACTAGAAGAAATCAAGAAGAAAGGTTTTCGTATCTACACATTAGTTGACCCGGCGATTTCTAAAAAGACCACCGCTGACTTCACCGCCATCGTCTCAGTTCTCGTGGACACGATGAATAGAATCTTTATTTTAGAAATAACGAGGGACCGTCTCGACCCAATGGAAACTATACGAGGAATCTTTTCTCACTACGAAAGATGGCAACCTGCGTTCGTCGGAATTGAAACCACTGCTTACCAGAAAGCCCTCAAGTATTTTATTAACGAAGAAAAGATGAGACAGAACTCTTCAGTCAGAACGATGCAGATTGTAGAAATTAAACCAACGATTGATAAGGTCACTAAGATTAAAAAGTTGCAACCTAAGTACGCCATCGCAAATGTCTTTCACAACTCCGATGACAAGAACACTCCAGTCCTCGAACAGGAACTCCTACGTTTTCCCATGGCGGCTCACGATGACATCGTAGATTGCATTTCAAACATCATCGAAATCATAATCCCGGTCTCAAAAATAGTGGACAGGTCTTACCAGAAGTTTTTAAATATCAGAAAATCAGGAGCTTCTGTTGCGTACTAAGTTGCTTGCTTTTCTTTTTTGTTGTATAATATTGGCATGGAGCTGATAAAAGAGGAACTATTAAAATCGGCTACGAACTATCTTCCTTCCGATAAACAGATAGCGGTAATTAACCGTGTCTTTGAGCGTTTCACGGCGATGAAAGAGGAAAGGAACAAAGTTCGCAGGGAGTTCAACAACAAGACTATTACGGAATACGTCAATGATTCAATGGATTCTTATAACGGAATCGTTTCTGATGCGATTAAGAACTCCAAGGAAGACTGGCAGTCTTTAATCTGGGACCACGAGACTCGTGGAAAGGTGAAGACTATCGTTGCGATGATTACCGGAGCTAGACCCTTCATCACATTAATCGGAGAGACAGAAAAAGACCACGACTACGCTCAAGATATGTTCCGGGTTTACGAGGATACCTGGAAGCGGGAGAACGGAGCGTACAAACTTTACCTCCAAGCTCTCTCTTGTGCTTGTAAGGGAACAGTAGTAGTTGAAGAAGTCTATGAAGAACGGAAGCAAAAGATTAAAAACATAACGAGTGTCAACCAACAAACTGGGCAGGTTAAGTTCTCTGAGAAAGAAATCACGGTCGGAGGAGCCGGACAAGTTGTTTCTAACATCGTTCCCCTATTAGATTTCTATCCTAACGAGAATTCATCTGAAATAGAACACGACTGTGCCGTATTGAAACTTTACACCAAGAAGTCTTTCATGAATAAGTTTGGAAAGTATCCGGGAGCCGAGTACGTCAACGCTGGTGTGTGGGGTAGTGACTTTGACGGGTCCCTTTACAAGAGTCTCACTGACAAGAAAAATGAAATGGTCGAAGTGATTCGTTACTACAACGAAGATTTCGATGAGTTCGTTATTCTCGCCAATGGAGTGTGGCTGAACCCTCAAGACGGAGATGAGATAGGACCGATTCCTTTCGACCACCACCGATTACCTTTCGCCAAGACTGTCTTTGAAATCGCCGATGAGGATTGTTTTTATGGGAAATCTTTCCCTGACCTCCTATCTGGAGAACAAGATACTCGCAACGCACTTCTAAGATTGATGATTGACCAGGAAGTCCTGGCCATCAACAAACCTATCCTTTTAGGGATGGGAATTGAGATTGATTCTTACCAGTTGTACCCAGGAAAGACGATTAAAATGACCGGAGATATCGCCCAGATGAAAGAAATGGATATGTCCGGGTCTACTCAGTCAGCGTTTCAGCTTCTGCAACTCTTAAAAACCAACTCCAATGAGAATTCTTCAATAGACGCCACCGCTCAGGGAGTTCATTCTGGACGAAAGACCGCTCGTGAGACTGTTATTCTTGACGAAAATTCCAAACGTATCTCCGGGACGTTTATGGTACATATTTACAAGCTCTTATTTGACCGGGCAAGACTCCGAATACCTATAATTCAACAGTTCTACACTAAACCTATCCAGTATTCGGTTCTCAAGGATAAATACGGACGTGATGTGGAAGATTCTTCCGGTAAAAAGGTTAAAAAACCCGTCTTTCGACAGATTCCAGTAGTCAATCCGGGAAAAGAGCCAATGTGGATTAGTTTAAGCCCAGAATTAAAAGGTTGCACCTGGCAAGTTAGGTTGGTGGAAGACTTTGAGGTTGCAATGAACCGTTCTACTAGGGTAGAGTTAGCGAAAGCTCTGCTGGACGAGTCCAAGGCAAACCCCACACTGTCGGCCGACAATTGTACGATAAATTATTTGGAAAGTTTAGGTTTTAATCCAGACAAGTATTATGTGAAGCCAGATAAAAAGGCAATGGATTTTCAAAATAGTCAGTCTATTCCTCCTCCTAATGATACTGGAGTTCCTAATCCTAATATGATTAAATAGTTTATGAAAGAAATATTATTAAGTCAAAATATGGTTGCCATTGTGGATGATGAAGATTTTGAGCGGTTAAACATCTTTAAGTGGACATTTAGTAGGCAGAGGGAAAAAACAGGATGTGCCGTTAGAAATATAGGAAGAAAAGATAACGGAACTGTAGTTTTGTATAGAATGCACTGGGAGATAATGGGTAAACCAAAAAAAGGATTTGTTGTTGACCACATTAATGGTAACGAATTGGATAATAGAAAATGTAATTTGAGAATATGTTCTTATAGAAATAATGCAAGAAATAAGGTAAAACAAAAAAATAACACTTCTGGTTACAAAGGAGTTTCACTGGATAAGAGAAGAAATAAATGGTCGGTAAGAATTAAAACGAATAATAAATACAAATTTTGTGGTTATTTTAAAAATATTATTGACGCAGTAAAAACGTATAACGATGTCGCAAAAAAATATCACGGTAAATTTGCTAATCTAAATATAATATGATTAGAGGATTAATAATAAAAATATTGTTAAGAATGTTGGGGCAGATGTATCATAAACCACTTTCTTCTGATGAAGTAGATTCATTATTGACGAGGATAGCTACAGAAGAAGGGTTTGAGAGATTGCCAGATTTTTTAGAACAATGTGCAAGTACCTACAGAAACCAATTCCTATATACTAAGGATGAAAGGTTTCGTGGGACTGTTTTAGCCTTCGTTTCTCTCCGAGAACAGATATTGGAAAAACGACCAGGTTACAGGGAATCGAAGAACAATTTGACAAAACCTAAAAAAAGTGGCAAAGTACACACAGAATATTAGTTCATAATAATATAATTAGTAACTTATCCCAGAGATGACACTCTGGAGTAAAAAAAACAGGTTAAAGCTACAAAATTATGGAAGAGGAAAAAAAAGAAGTTCCTGAAGAAAAGATAGAGGAACCTTCAAAAGAGGACTTTGAAAAGGTAGAAGAAGTTGTCCCGGCTAACAAGTTCAACCAAACATTGCGAAAGCAACGTGAACTCGAAGCCGAAAAAAGAGAACTCGAAAAGAAACTTGCTGAAAAAGAAACTCCCCCTGAAGAGGAAGAGAAAAAGGAAGAAGATATTTTCGAGGAGGAAAAGAAACCTGACCCAGCTGTTTTGATTGACGAGAAACTGAAACCAGTTCTCGAACAAATGAACAAACGGGAACAGGACAACAGAAGAAAAGATAGGACAGCTTTCTTTAATCTTCATCCTGAATACGAGAGTAGTGCCGAAAGATGGCAGAGACTTCTCGATGTGATGGATGAAGCTATAAAACCAGATTCAAAGTTCAGTTATTATGAACAACTCGAAATGGCACACAGAATAGACGCTGGAGACCCCGGAAATGCCGAAGTAGAGGAGAAGAAAAAAGAGATGGCTGGGGACGCCGTTTCCGGCGATGGTGCTTCTAAAGGCACTATAAAGGATGAGTTCACGGCAGAAGACCGCAAATACCAGAAGGAATTTAACATTTCTGATGAGGGAATGAAGGCGTATAAGGCTAAAATTAAATCTGGTTCTATGCGGATTCTGACATAATTAACTAAATTACTACTATGGCTTTAAAGTATAAAAGAACGATTGGCGGAGTGGGACGAAAACTGGAGAAGATTCTTCTCGGTTCTAGTTTGGCTTTCGCAGTCGGAGATGTTGTAGAAACAATGTCAACCGGAGTTGCCCTTAGAGGTGAAGCCGGGAAACCTGTTTTGGGAGTCATTGCTTCTATCTGCGATGCACAGGGGCTTCCATTTAAGTCTACCAACCCGGTAGCTGGAACTGCTTCTGGAACTGACACCCGTTCAAAGACAACCGGAGCGGCTAATACAACTTATTACGCAATGGTTGATGTTTCGAAAGATTCTATCTATTCGGCTGACTGTAATGGAACAGTTGGAACAACCAATGATTCTGACCTTCGTGGAATACGAATCGACATCGATTCAGCTGGTTCGTCATTCGGACAGGTTCTCGAAACGACCGCTACCCGGACTGAAGGAACAGAGGCTAATTTCTACGGTCATGGGGTTGACCCTGATGACTCTGGGAATATCCTTGTTAGTATCGCTCTGCACGAATTTAACGCAGAAACAGCCTAACCCTAATTAACCTAAACTAATTTTATGGAAACACGAGCAACATGGGGTGATGGGTGGATTAAGGGATTAGCTGCCAAATTTGCTGAAGTAGAGAATCAGGCTTCAATGTCTTATTCTCTAGGAATAAATTCAGCTTTGGGAGTGGAAACCAACAAAGCTACTCGTCTCTTCAAAGAAAAAACTTCCGATAAAGCGGAAGAAAGATACACAAGCAAGACTGGTGTAGGATACCCGACACTCACGACTGAGGGTCAGGACTATGCTACTGACAGTCGAATCCCTGGTTATCTGACTGTGTTCCGATTCATCAAGAAGACGAACTCTATCGAAATAACTGAGGAAGAAAAAGATGACAGAGAGAATGACCTGCAAAGCAAGTTTGATGAGGCTTATGACCTGAACGTGTCAATGAATATGGAATTTGACCGTTCAGCGTTCTCTATCTTCAACTATGCTTTCACAGCTCAGGCTTCTCTGCCTTCCGACCTGACTTTTTACTCAGATGGTGTTCCCCTTTGTTCCATTCTTCACCCTCGTAAAGATGGTGGAACTGGAATAAGCAATGCCTCTGCGTCAGGTATTCCTTTGACTCCGACAAATCTTAGCACCGGGAAACAAGCTCTCCGAAGACAACTCGATGACCGAGGACTTCCGATGGCTATCGGTTCTGGTCGCTTGATTTTGTTGGTTCCTGATTCTCTGGAAGAAACAGCTGTCGTTATCACCAAGTCTACTAAAAGAAGTGGAACAGCTAACAATGACCTTAACATCTTCGATGGGAATGTCACTGTTATCTCCACTAAGTGGATTAACTCTCAAAATGGTGGTTCTGACACAGCTTGGTTCCTGATTGATTCCCTTTATTCGCCGTTCATCTTTTATCAACGAAGAGGTATTCAGACTTCTGTCTACATGGACAACAAGAACAAGAATACTATCTATGACATCTCTGCGAGATGGCAGGTTGGTAATAAGAACTGGCGCGCGTGCTGGGGGTCAAAAGGCGATAACTCATCTTATGCCCTGTAAAGCATAGGTTGACAAGTCCCCAATAGAGCGTTATACTTATAAGGTAATAAATAACC